AGATTAACAAAAGAACCTGAATATAGAGTGACTCCATCTGGTGTACAAGTTGCGACATTCACATTAGCAATCAATAGAACATTTACTAATCAAAATGGAGAAAGACAAGCAGATTTTATTAATTGCGTTGTATTTAGAACACCAGCAGAAAATGTAAATAAGTATTTAAATAAAGGTAATTTAGCAGGCGTTGAAGGCAGACTTCAATCAAGAAGTTATGAAAACAATGAAGGTAAACGTGTATATGTCACAGAAGTTGTATGTGACAGTGTGCAATTCCTAGAACCGAAAAGTAATAACCAACAGCAGAATAACTATCAACCTCCTCAATATAATCAACAACAAGGTTACCAACAACAAAATTATCAACAACCAAACAATTACCAGCAACCACAAAACAATCAATATCAAGCACCACAACAACATAATCCATTTACCAATGCCAATGGACCAATCGATATAAATGATGATGATCTACCTTTCTAAACGAACAGGAAGTGAAGCAATGACTCAAATTATAACGTATCAGCAAAACTATGACGGTACCCATACTATCGTCATAGATGATGCTGAACTAGACAATAAAACAACGTTACTACTCGATAACAATGTGCCTGTCAACGTGAAGTTAGATGTACTAGATATCGATACGATAACCGATAAACAACGTCGTAAGATATTCGCCTTATGTAATGACATAGAAGCACACACAGGGCAACCAAGAGAGTATTTGAGACAGATGTTTAAAGACTACATTGTGTTCATGAATGGCTATGAATCGTTTAGCTTATCAAATTGTAGTAGGAAAATAGCTAAAGAATTAATAGAGATTATTATCAATTGGGTTTTCATACATGACATACCTTTAAATTATCGTACTAGCGACTTGTTAAAGGACGATAAGAGTTTTCTATATGTAAGTACCATCAATCGGACATGTGCCATTTGTGGCAAGCCTAATAGCGATTTAGCACACTATAACGCAGTAGGTAGAGGACGAAATAGAAACAAGATTGATCATACTGATAACAAAGTGTTAGCACTTTGTAGAACTCATCATAGTGAACAACACACGATAGGAATGGATAGCTTTAATAAAAAATACCATTTAGAGGATAGTTGGGTTCAAGTAGATGAAAGATTAAACAGAATGTTAAGAGGTGAAAATAATGGCGACATTTAGAGTTTATAAAGAGTCAGGTAATTTTGTAACTGTTCATAAAGAATTTATACACGACGATACAATCAGTTGGAAAGCCAAAGGAATATTATTGTATTTACTTAGCCGTCCAGATGACTGGCAAGTATATGAAACTGAATTAGTAAAACATACTAGTGATGGGCTGAGTAGTTTAAAAAGCGGCATTAAAGAGCTTGAAGAAATTGGTTATATACGAAGAACGAGGAAACGTGACGATAAGGGGCGTTTAAAAGAATATGAGTATTCAGTTTTTGAACATCCAACCCACATGCGATTATCCAACGTAGGAAAATCCAACGTAGGAAAAACCTACGTAGGAGAATCGAACACTACTAATAATAATAGTACTAATAATGATTTAACTAATAATAACAATACTAAGAATGACAGTAGTAGTAAGCAGTCGCCGTTTGACTTTTACCAAGCTAATGGTTTTGGCGTACTTAAGCCATATATTGCAGATCAAATTAGTGCTTGGATAGATGACTTCAAAGAATACGGAAATGAAATAGTTATCGCAGCTATGAAAGAAGGAGTAAACAATAACGTAATAACTTGGAACTATGTTAACTCAATATTGAAATCATGGCATAACGATGGCATTAAAACATTGGACGATATTTCAGCAAGAAGTAATAAACGAAGTAAGCAAGAAAAGATATCTGATGAAGATAATCCATATCTTAAATATATGAATAATTGAGGTGATTAGATGAATGACTTATTTAATCCTAAATTAGCAAATAAATTAGAACATAAAACACAGCCTAAATTAATTAAAGAAGCTAGATGTGAAAAATGTGGTCGAGATTATGAAGAATATCAATTCAAAAGTGGTTATTCATTCAAGTTAGGTTGTGACTGCGAAATGATTGAACATGGTAAAGAAATGTCAAGAAACTTCAAATACCAACAAAAACAAAAAGAAGTTAATCGAATACTTAAATTTTCGAGTGAAAATGAGGAAACAAAGAGTGCAACATTCGAAGCTTTTATTCCTGAAAATGAAAGTCAAGAGAAAGCAAAGGCACTATGCAAGAGATATGCAGAATCATTCACTTTAGAAAATAAACAATCACTGTTATTACAAGGTTCTTTTGGATTAGGTAAATCGCATTTAGCAATGTCGATTTTAAAAGAAGTTAAGGACAAGAACTATTCTGTATTATTCATTAACTTATCAGAATTGATATCAAAGTTTAGGTCTACATTCGATAAAAATAGTGAGTATTCAGAATCAGATTTAGAAAGAGCAATAAGTCAAGTTGATTTAATGGTGTTTGATGATTATGGCATGAACGTTACTGATTATGGCATGTCAAAACTATTTCAAATTGCTGAAAGTAGAAAAGGCAAACATAACATCATCACAACTAATTTAACGATAAAAGAACTTACTGCAACAAAAGACCAACAAAGATTGTTCAGTCGCTTAATGTCTAATACAACTGCGTTAACACTTGAAGGCGATGACTATCGAATGAAAGGATTTAGACAATTAACATGATAACAATTAAAGAAATACAGAGAAGATTAAACTGTAGCGAGGAAAGAGCAAAATTGTTTTTCAAATGGTATGGCAATGATTACGAAAAGTTATATGAAGAAATAGCTTTTCAAGAATACAAATTGAAAAACACACCAGCAATTATTGAAAACTGTTAAGGAGTGATCACATGAGAGCGTACAGAGTAGTAACTAAAACACCTGTAGTATTTGAGAGAACTTTTGAAATAGTAGCTGAAGATGAAGAAGACATCAGAAACCAATTGGATACAAGAATGAAATCATGTCCATATGACTTTTCTGATACGAATAATTTTGAAGTAGGCGAATATGATTTAGAAAATATAGAAGTGAGAGGTATTGAAAATGGCTAACAAAATTATACCTAACAGGAAAGTAATGGAGGGGTTAAGAGATGGAAGAATGGGGCTATTACCCCGTAATTAGTCTTTAATTAGATCCTGTAAAGGTTTTAACAAACCATCACGATATTCAATGTGTTCAGTAATAACAGCTCTTGAAGTTCTTAACTCAATGTCTAAACCATCAGCAAAAGTAAATCGGTCTTTTCTTAAAAAGTACAAGTAAAACTCAGTTGCACCGTATGATTCTAAATATATAGGTAGTTGAGTAGTTTTGATTGGTTGATTCATTTTACTACCACCAGTAATAAATAGTTCTCTGTTATCACAGTATTCACCATTAATACAAAATCCTGAAATTGCAATTGGTTCAGAAGAGTTATTAGTAACTCTCAGATGCGTGTAATACCCAGAGTTAGGAACGTAATAAATATTTAAAAACTCATAATCAATATTAAACTTTTGTCGTTCCCAAGTCTTCAAATAATTAAATGCAGTTAAAAACATCATCGCAAATGAAATAAATAAAGAAAGCAAACTGATAAATAGTGTCATAGAAATCCTCCTTGATAATAAAAATATACCGGAGTTGATATATAAATGGAAGAACATTCAATGAATTATATAAAAAGAAAATTACCTTTTATACAGCACAACGAAAATAAACAATGTAAAACCTGTTTTCAGTGTCCTAATTGTTTAAGTTATGAAACTGATAAGGAACATATATTCAATGGTCCAGATATCATTTATATAAATAGGATTTGTTACGACTGTGGTTACACAACTTTATACAAGGCATTTACTAAAGGAGTGATGGCGAGTGAGCAAAACAAACAGTCCTATAAGTATGCTACTATACCAGACACAGTTGAACCACCAATCGATTATGAAGACACAAAAGCCTACAAAGATAACGAGCCGTGGTTCAGTGGGATGGGGAGATGTTGAATGGAATTAATAATAGCTTATATAGTAGCAATGATGATTGTTTCGATAATTTTTTATGATATCAAATTCATAAATAGAGAAACAAAAATAATATTAATATTTATAGGTATGGCAACTATCTTTGGAATATGTCAGAAGTTAGATTATTACGGACCAGTTGCAATAGTTTTATCTTTTGTAATTGCACAGTTTGTTGATTTAAAGAAAGAAGTGAGTAAGAAATGACATTCGGATTAATACTATTCGCAGTTATAGTCATTGCGTTAGTGATAAATGCAGTTAAGGAGTGACCACATGTTTAATAAAGACATACAGAATATGATGTTTGAGTTAACTTTAGAAGACTATAAAAAACAAATACAAACCGAAGAGAATAGATTAGGGCTTTGCCAAATGAAAGTACTCTTTGATGAAATAGTTAGTGCAGGGTTTACAGAAGAACAAGCATTTAAATTTATTATCACGCAAATGAAGATGGAGGAAGATAATAATGGAACTCAATAAATATCAAGAGGTAGCATTAAGAACTCATAATACTGATTCAAATATAACAGAAGCATTAACTAATTATGCTTTGGGTTTAACTGGAGAGTCAGGAGAAGTGGCAGACATTATTAAGAAACATATATTTCATGGCCATGAGTTAAACAAAGAAGAGATAGTAAAAGAGTTGGGTGATGTACTTTGGTACTTATCATCACTTGCGAGTATGTGTAATGTAACGTTAGATGAAGTGGCAGGACATAACTTAAACAAACTAGGAAACAGATATCCCAATGGTTTTAATCCATTGAATAGTATTAATAGAGTTGAATGTATAAAAGTAGAGGACAAGGTACAGTATGGTGGTAAAGAATATATTGTGAATAGCGTTTTAGGAAACACATTATTGATAAGCAATGATGTAGATGATCAGCAGGTTAATATATTTGATGTTGAAAAGGTTTGATAGTTCATACTCAGTTATAGCAGGTGGTGAGAAGTATTGTTCGAGTGGCTTAAGTTATATCGTGATTTAGATATGCAACATAAAGCATTAGAGTTGAAAAGAGATATCAGTAAAGAAGAAATTGATAGATGGTATTCAGTAAGTTATGCACGTGCAGACTTAGGGAAGAAGCAAGACATGCTCTCACGTGTCAGACAAGTTGATAGAATCCGAGAGGAGTTAGAAGAATTGAATGAGCGAATTGAAAGAATAGAAAGACAAAAGAATAAAGTATTAGAACTGATTGATCGCTTTGAAGGTATTGAACATAAGATATTGAGAAAGAAATACATTGATGATATGACACTGCAAGAGATTGCTTATGACTTAGGTTATAGTGAACAATACATTAGAAAGAAACATGCTGAATGTATTAAGAGAATAGACTTCATTAATAGTTAGTAGTCAACGTTGTCAACAATCATGCTACACTTCCTATTGATTAATCGTGTTATAGTTATAACATAGAAAAAATATATAAAGGACTGACACATTGTGTTGGTCCTTTTACTATGTGATGAAGGAGTGATTGATATTGGTATCATGCGAAGATGTAATCATCCAACTTGTAACAAACTTATTTCACACAATGAAACGTATTGTGTTGATCATAAGAAATACACTAACAAAGCTTATAATGATGCTAGACAAAGAAACAATCCTGAATACTTAAACTTCTATAAACGTAAAGAATGGTTAAGTAAAAGAGAAATTGTATTAATAAAAAATGATTATATATGTGCTTCTTGTGGAGCAATAGCTGAAGTTGTTGACCATATCATTCCAACAAAAATAGATTGGTCAAAAAGATTAGATGAAAATAACCTGCAACCGTTATGCAATAAATGTCATAACCAAAAAACAAAAGAAGATTTAAAAAAGTACAGAATGTGAAAATAAGAAAAACAAGAAAAATGAATAAGTGGAAAAATAAAAAATGAAAATAATAAGTCCCCCACCAAAATTGACCGGCCACTGATAAAAGTTCACCGGAACGGTGCGGGGCTTTCTTTCGGAATTTTTCCCTTTTTAAAGCTGAATTTATAAAGGAGGTGGTTTGTTTGGCAGGTAGAAAACGTGTTGCGACTGATGTTACTAAGAAAAACTTAACAAAAGAAGAAATCAGACAACGCAAAGAGGAAGAGGAACTATTAAATGTATTCGAAAGAATTCCCGAACGGCCACCTACCTGGTTAAGTAAATTGGCAAAGAAAGAATACAAGCGTATTGTTCCCTTAATGAAAGAATTGCCTATAGCAAACCTAGATTTACAGATTGTTTGTCATTACTGCGAACAAGTTTCAAGTTATTTGGAACTTACAAAAGACATACAAGAAAATGGTCATAATATACCAGTAAGAAATGACGATGGTTTAATAATGAATATTAAGATTAATCCAGCAGTATCAAAAAGGTTAGAAGTAGCAAGAGAAATGAGAGCTGCAGCTAGTATGATAGGCATTAGTTTAGATAGTCGTATAAAAATTGTCGCACCTAAGAAAAATGAAGTTGTAGAGGATCCAATGGATGAATTCTTCAACTAATAGTAAATTAATAGATCCAGTTACTTTTTATGCAAAAAAAGTGCTAAAAGGCGACATTTTAGCATCAAATATGGTTAAAAGAGCATGTAAAAGGCATATAAATGATTTAAAACGTGAAGATTTAGACTATCAATGGCAACCAAATAAAGCGCTACACGTAATTAACTTTATTGAGAAGTTACCAGATATTAAAACTGGAGAATGTCATCCACTAGCCTTATTTCAAAAATTTATTGTTGGTAGTATTTATGGTTGGCAGAACGAAAAAGGTCATAGAAGATTTAAACGTGCTTATATTAGTATGGCCAGAAAAAACGGTAAGTCTATCATAGTTGCTGGGATTAATCTTTATGAATTACTTTTTGGTGAAAATCCTAAATTAGGTAGACAAATATATTGTACAGCCAATGCAAAAGACCAGGCTAAAGTGGTTTGGGAAATGTGTATGAAGCAGTTGAATTCATTAAGAGACAAATCGGCTAAAGTATATAACATCACTAAAATAACAGAATCAAAAAATCTTCTTGCAAATAAGCGTGATGGGTCAATATTAAAGCCACTTTCAAAAGATACAAAGAAATTAGATGGATTTGACCCATATATCGGTATTTTAGATGAGTATCATGAGGCAAAAGATGATTCAATGTTTGAGGTCCTACGTTCAGGTATGATTCAACAAGTGAATAGATTAATAGCAATCATAAGTACAGCAGGATTTAATTTGAATGGACCGATGTATAAAGAATATGTGTATTGTAAAGGTTTAATGTATGGCAAGTTTGAAAATGATAATTACTTTGTTTATTGTGCAGAAATGGATAATGATGAAGAAATAGACGATGAGAAGAATTGGATTAAAGCTAATCCATTACTTGAAGTTGAGTCATTTTATGATGTTGCTTTGCAAACAATCAAAGATGATATGCAAGAACAAATAGACAAAGGTGAAACACATAAAATTAAAACAAAAAACTTTAATATATGGCAGTCAAACAGTGATTCATCTTTAGTTAACATTAAAGATTGGGAAAATATTAGTGTTGAAAAACCACCTGATATTAGAAATAGAGATGTATATATTGGGGTCGATTTATCTAGACTTAATGATTTAACGGGTATTGGTTTTATATATCCCATTGATAAAAAATATTATATAGATTCACATGTTTTTGTTGGTACCAGGGGAGGCATTGAGGCTAAAATCAAACGTGATAAGATAGATTATCTTGAAATGGTCAATCGTGGTAATGCAACACTAACACGGTCTGAATATGGAATTATAGATTTTGAACATGTAATAGAGTATTTAACTAATTATGTAGATGAGCATAACTTAAATGTGATAGGTCTTTGTTATGATCCATGGCATTCAGAAACATTTTTAACTTCTTTAGAGAAGCGGCAAGATATAAACTGGCGACTTATTGAGGTTGGCCAATCGTTCAAAGTGATGTCACAACCTATCAAAGATTTTCAACTTGATGTATTACAAGAGAAAATAATGCATTCTAACAATCCCGCATTAGATGTCGGAGTGAATAATGCAGTTCTTATATATGATAAAGAAGGGAATTGTAAAGTTGATAAATCAATGTACCGTGAAAAAATAGATAGTATTGTATCAATATTGATTGCTTGGACTGAAGCAAGGATGCATGAATTCCAAGAAAATTGGGACGAAATATACGAAAGTGAAGAATTTGGTTTCTAGGTGGTGAAGTAATGAAAATAGGAAAAATAATAGATTTTTTTAAACTATTGGTTGCTAATATAACTGGCATCCTTTTTTTATTGGGTTTAGCCATGGTTAATATTGCTATGTATATAAAGTTTGGTGAAACAATAGGATTAGTGACAACTGGTTTTACCTTAATATTAATTGCATTGATTATTGACCATGAATCCAAACCAGAAAGGAGGTAGGATGATTGGGGATTTTTATCGGTAATAGAAGTAGATCGATTGAGATGGAACGAATAGATATAGAAAAAGCTACAAAAATGTTTCCAGGAATTGAAGATGCACCTGTATTAAATGACTATGACGGAGTAGATGCTATAAAAAATACTGACATATTTACTGCTGTAAGTATGTTGGCTGGTGACTTAGCACGAATGGATATTCAAATTTGGAAACAAGGTGTTCATGAAGAAAATAATTATTTGGAAAAGTTAATTAACGTAAGACCAAATGATTATTACAATGGATATCTATTTAAATTCATTGTTTTTGCTAATGCTATGTTAACTGGACACGGGTATTTTAGAATTATTAGAGATAAACAGTTTAATCCAAAAAAATTGATATTCATGAAAACGTCAAAAGTAAGTTTAAAAGCTGATGATAACGATACCCTTTACTTTGAATATAAACCAAATCACGAGAAAATTATAAAATTAGATTACTATGATGTGGTTGATATTAAATTTCATTCATTAGATGGGTTTAAAGGTATCTCACTTTTAGAGTCATTATTAAAAACATTAGAAACTGATCATTATGGGAAACAATTTTTAGGTAATTTCTTGAAAAATGGAACACACGCAGGTGGCATTTTAAAGATGAAAGGTGTTATTGATAATAAAGCAGCTAGAGATAAAGCGAGAAAATCATTCCATGAACAATACAGTGGAACTAAAGAAGCGGGAAAAGTTGTTGTGTTAGATGAATCTATGTCATTTGACCAATTAGAAGTTGATACAGAAATATTGAAGTTGATTAGAGATAATAAATCATCAACACGAGAAATCGCAGGAGTATTTGGAATACCACTTCATAAGTTTGGTATTGAACCAACAAATATTAGTATTACAGATGCGAATTTAGAATACTTATCAACATTAGCACCATATATGAAGGCTAGTTGTTCAGCGTTAGAATTTTATTTTAATTCTGATTCAGATGACTTAGTTAAAAGATTTAGATTTGATACTTCTGATTTGAGAGTTGTTGACTCTGAAACACAAGCCAAGATAGATAAAATAGATCTTGAAGATGGTGTTAAAAACTTGGATGAGGTAAGAAAAACAAGAGGATTACCTCCAATTGAAGGTGGATTTGGCTCAAAACATAGAGTTGATTTAAATCATGTGAATATTGAAAAAGTAGATGAATATCAAATGAATAAATCAACTGATAATAAACATAAATCTAGTTTTGAAGGAGGTGATGAAGATGAACAATGAGGAAAAGAGAATCATGAATAGTATTGAAGTTAGAGCTAATCAAGAATCAGAGAAAATGGTTATTGGTGGTTATGCACTTAAATTTAATACTTGGTCAGAAGATTTAGGAGGATTTAAAGAAACAATATCATCTGAATCTTTAAATGATACAAATCTAGATGATGTAAGATGCTTAGTTGATCACGAACCTAGTCAAATACTTGGTCGAAGTACTTCGGGAACCTTAAAGTTAGAAGTTGATGAAACAGGGTTGAAGTTTGAATGTACATTACCTAATACTACATTAGCAAGAGACATTTATGAAAACATAAAACTAGGTAATGTTAATCAATGTTCATTTGGATTCATTTTAAATTCAGATGGTGATGAATGGATGTTTGATGTAGAGAATGATATTTACATGAGGACATTAACAAGTTTTAAAGAGTTAACAGATGTTTCAGTTGTTACGTATCCTGCATATAGAGATACTGATGTAGCACCTGCTCTAAGAAGTCTTAAGGAATTGAATGATGAATTTGAACATGAAATGGTTAAATTAGAACTTGAATTGTTATAAATCGGTGAAGGTTAACACCGTTAAAAAATGAATCCAGAAGCTTACCAATTATGGTGAAGCTTATTTTTTATACAATTTTAAAATAATAGGAGGTTCAATTATGAACAAAAAACAATTGCTTGAAGCTTTAAAGAATTTAAGAACACAACGTGATGCCAAAAGAAAAGAAGCATTAAAGTACGTAGAATCTGATTTGAAAAAAGCGAAGGAACTTCGTGATGAAGTTAAATCGTTTGATGAACAAATAGCTGAAAAGGAAGAAGACTTACAACTGTTAGAAGATTTAGAGGGTGAAAATTCAAAAGAAGAGTCTAACAACAAAAAGCAATCTGAAGATGGTGAAGGCGAAGAAGAAGATTCTTCTGATGATGGTGGTGAAAATGGGCAGCGTTCACACAAGCGAAGTAATCCAAAATTGTCAAAAGATAATGCTGTAATAAAAAATAAGGTTTCAGATGCTGTAGAAAACTTCCGTAAATATCTTATTACTCAAAATACACGATCTGTTAAAACTACAGATGAAGGGGTATTAGTACCAGAAGAAATTTCTACTAAAATTGAAGATTTCACAGATGAACTAGAAGCTTTAGATAAATTAGTAGACGTTAGAAATGTTAAGACGCCTATTGGTAAATTCCCAGTAAGAACTGACGAAACAAAGAAAGCAGGTTTACCAACAGTTCAAGAACTTGAGGAATCTCCTGAACTAGGTTTAAGAAAGTTAGGAGAACAAAAGTATGAAATCAATACTCATCGTGGACTTTTAAAAGTATCTTGGGAAGCATTAGATGATGGTGTCGAAGTTGAAAACATTATTGTTGAAGAGTTAGCTGAAGAAATCACGGCTACAAAGAATGGCAAAATTCTTAATGCTTTAAAAGATTTAACACCTAAAACAGTAACAACTATTGGAGAAATTAAAACAATCCTAAATGTTGAATTGAAAAAACGTTATGCTAAAGAATTTGTCGTATCAACAGATGTATATGATCAATTAGACCAAATGAAAGATAAGAATGGCCGTTATTTACTTCAAGAATCTATCACATCAGCAACAGGTTATAGAATGTTTGGTAAAGATGTGAGAGTAATTGATAAAGAAGTAATTGGAGAAAACACAATGTTTGTTGGCTCATTAAAAGATGCGGTTGTTCTATTCTTAAGAAAACAATTATTGGTTAATTACGAAGTATGGAATCAATATGGAAAAGTCTTTTCTCCAATTTTAAGATTAGATGCTAGATTAAAAAATAAACAAGCTGTCGTTAAAGTGGATTTCCAAGTAGAAGGTGATTATCCACATGGTAAGAATGATAGTACAGTTGATAATTCAAATGATAATACGGAAGAAAATACACTAGAGGCTTAATTTAAATGCCTCTTTTTAATTAATTTAAGGAGTGATTTATATGGCTAAATTCAAGGCTTTATTGAAGTATAAAGACTTAGAAGTAGGTAAAGTAGTAGAACCACAAGAAGAGCTTGAAATGACCGTAAAACGAGCAAATGAGATTAATAAAAAATTAAAAGAGCATGGGACAGTACTTGAGCGAATTGACGAAGTCAAAAAATGAGGTGGTTTAAATGAAAATTACTGAAGAAGATTTTGACTTATTAAGAAAACATTGCAAAGTTGATCATCATTCAGAAGATGATTTGATTAAAGAGTATTACAATTGGGCGTTTGTTGATATAGCGAGTGCAGTTACTAGTGAATACAGAAGTCATATTGAGTGGTTTAAGGGACATCCATTATTTCATAGAGCTGTATTTCCATTAACAGCTTATTACTTTGAAAATAGAATTGCATATATAGAACGTGATTTAAGTTATGCTCCTCAGATGGTATTAAGTACCGTTCATAAATTACGTTATGAATATGCAGTAGATATGGATATAATAGTTGAATGAAATTTAACAGTAAAGATTTAAACGAAAGAATTTCATTCAATGAGGATGTCAGCAAATCAATTAATGGATTACCTCAACCACCCAAACCCGAAGAGTTATATAGTTGTTATGCGTGTATTCAAGATTCTAAAGAGTCTGATACGCAAACAAGTATTAATACAGGTAGTAAGTTTATAAAAACTTTTATTATAAGAGACCCTAGAGGTGATTATAAACCTAGTAATAAGCATTATGTTATACACGAAGGTATTCGTTATGATGTTAAGTATTTTAAGCCAGATTATCGTGATAAATCATTCTTAAGAGTCTATGGTGAGGTGGTAACATAGTGGGTGCTAAAATTGAAAAAAACACAATAGAATCTGGATTAAGAAGAGAGTTACTATCTTTTCCGAGATTGCAGAATAAAGTTTTAAAAGAAGGTGCTTCTTCTTTAATCCCGTTATTAGTTAAAAATACACCTAAAAGTGAGAGAAGCAAACATGCAAAAGATCATGTAGCGATTTCTAATGTCAAAACTGATAGAGATTCTTATGAGAAATATGTAACAGTAGGATATAAAAAAGGGTATAGTCACAGAATTCATGTCATTGAATTTGGAACTATGTACCAAAGACCACAGTTGTTTGTCACTAAAAGTGAAAAAGAAGGTAGAAACATAGTTAATAAAGCGATGGTAAACGCTATGAGAAGAGGCATGAAAAAATGAGAAACATTACAGATGAAATATATAAATTATTGGTAAATGAAGATGAAATAACAATTCCAGACAATGTTTTTAAATACGTCGTGCCTCAAAACTTTCATGAAACAACGAACAATCCTATTGTTAGAATTACGCCATTACCATATACACCAGAAGATTATGCAGATGATCAGCAATTATCTAGAGAATATGATTATCAAATAGATATTTGGTGGTTACAAGATGAACCCTATAAACAAGCTGAAAAGCTTGTTTTTTTATTAGAAAGAATGAATTTTCAAGCTTACTACCGTGAGCCGCTTTATGAGATTGAAACATTTTGTTTTAGAGAAATTATACGTGCTAAGGGCAGAATATTCACATTTAAAAATTAGGAGGAAGTAATATGTTAAAAAACTTAAAAGAATCAGAAAGACTATTAAAATTAAATTTACAGCACTTTGCTAGTACAGGTGTATCTGGAATTGCAATTGGGGTGTCAAACTTCTATTCAGCACCTGTTGAGCAAGACGACGAAAAAGGTATTAGATATGGGCAAGGTATGCGTACACGATTCCTTCAAGAAATTGAAGTTGATAGACCTCAAGAGTCTGAAGACACATATGGTGATGATATTGTAGCAGCTACAGCAGTATCAAATGGTAAGTTAGAAGTTAAAACTACATTTGTTACAGTACCATCAGACCAAAAAGCATTCTTGTCGGGAGCGAAAAAAGGCTCTGGAGGTTATAAGTATAGTGCTGCAGATATTCCTCCAGATGTAGGCGTAGTATTTGAACGTCGTAATCATGATGGTTCTAGTGAATGGGTTGGATTATTTAAAGGTAAATTCACAAGACCAGGTATTAAAGGTCAGTCTAAACAAGATAAAGTTGAATTCCAAAATGACGAAGTTGAAGGTAGCTTTATTGATCGTATTTTTGATGAAGCTTCACATGTTACAGGCTATGATGCAAAAGGTGAAACTAAAGGTCGTGAATATGTGTTCATGGAAACATTCGGTAAAACGTATGAAGAATTTATGGAAACAGTAGGTTCTCCTATAGTTGAAGAAGCAAAGAACGCTATTAAACCAAGTGAAAATACTACTGGTGATAATAGTAATACAGACGACAATAGTAATACAGATGATTCAGGAGAAAACAACATTCCTGAAGCATAAAGGATAGAGATAGAGGACGAAAGTCCTCTATTATTTTTATTTTGGCCAAATTAAAAAGAAAAAATTGAGAAAGTAGGAATTTAAATGAAACGTACATCAATCGAATTAATTACAGGATTTACAAAGACAGGGAAAGTTCAGACGAAAAAATATTTAGCTAAACCAGTTATAACTTTATATGAAACAATTTATGGTTCAAAACTTTCAGCAAAAATGAAAAAAGTATTTAACGATACTGATTTAGATGAATTAACTGAAGAAGAGTATGAAAAATTATCTGAAACTGAAAAGAAAGAATATGATCAAAAGATTGAAGAATTTTCTGAGAAAGCAGAAGAACAATTTGATGTACTAGATGAGGTATTCCAATTTGTTTCGGATGCATTTGATAATCAATTTACTCCTGAAGAATTACAAAAAGGACTTGAAAGTGGACAGAAAGGTTTTGAAACTTTAGGTACTGTTCTTAGAAACATTACTAGTGGTGGAGAACCAAGTGATACAAAAAAGTTCGTGGAAGAGAAGGAGAAATAACGCCTGAAGATTTAACGGAAGAAGGTGCATATAATAATTATATGAAAATTGCTAAAAAGTTAATTGATGAAGGTATGGATCCTGATAAAGTGGCAAACATGCCCATTCACTTCTTCTTAGAAATTGTTGAATCACGTATTGAAACAAAAGAAAAAGCTAAGAGTTTTAAAGATATTTTTGGATAGTCACTCACTATTGAGTGGCTTTTTTATTTATAAATTTTTAGAGAAAGGAGGAATTATATGGCAAGTCCTATAGGTAATATGGTCATACGTGTTGATTTAGACGGTTCCGGCTTTAATAAAGGAGTTACCGGTCTTCAAAGACAAATGAGAATGGTTAATAAAGAAATGTCAGCTAATTTGTCACAATTTGGTCGATATGATAATAGTTTAGAAAAATCTAAAGCCAAAGTTGACGGTCTATCCAAAAGGCAAAGAGTTCAAAAAGAAGTCGTCAAAGAACTTAGACAAAATTACGACAGATTAAGTGCTGAAACCGGAGAAAATAGTGCTAAAACTCAAGCAGCAGCAGCTAAATATAACGAAGCTAGAGCAAAATTAAATCTATATGATCGTGAATTAGAAGAAGCTACAAAACATATGAAGTCTTTACAAGACCATCAAAGAGCGATAAATACTTCTCTTGGTAAATTAGGTAATAACTTTTCTAAGTTTGGTCCTCAATTAAAAACTATGGGAGATGGTATGAAAAATATTGGTCGCTCTATGGGATTATATGTTACAGCCCCTATTGTAGCTGGTTTTGGTGCAGCAGTTAAAGCTTCAATTGATTACGAAAGTGCTTTCGCTGGTGTTCGAAAAACAGTAAATGGTAGTGAAAAAGATTATAAAAAATTATCAGATGGCATCATTAACATGTCTAAAAACCTACCTGTTGCAGCAACAGATATTGCAGAAGTAGCAGAAATGGCCGGTCAACTTGGTATCAAGAAAAGTAACATACTAGATTTCTCTAAGACTATTATAGATTTAGGAGAATCTACTAACATGACAAGAGAACAGGCAGCAACAGAGTTTGCTAAGTTCGCAAACATTGTAGATATGCCTCAAAAATCATTTAGTAATCTTGGTTCAAGTATCGTTGCTCTAGGAAATAATATGGCAACAACCGAGTCGGATATTATGAGTATGTCTATGCGTATCGCAGCACAAGGTAAATTAGTAGGAATGTCAGAAGCTGATATAACAGCACTATCTGCAACAATGTCTTCTTTAGGTATTGAAGCTGAAGCAGGTGGTACAGCAATGACCACAGTACTTAAAAAGATAGATAAAGCAGTTGGTCATGGAGGAGAAGCTCTAAAAGAGTTTGCAGATGCTAGTGACATGTCATCAAAAGAATTCAAAGACCAATGGGAGAAAGATCCTGTAAAAGCTTTAGATGCATTCATAGGTGGATTAGCTAAGTCGAAAGACGAAGGAGAAAACCTTTCTAACATACTTGCTGACTTAGGTATCAAAGGTATCAGGGAATCAGACACAGTACTACGTATGGCTAATAATCATAAACTTCTTGGCGATGCAGTAGACTTATCGGGTAAAGCTTGGAAAGAAAATAAAGCTTTATCAAATGAAGCTAATCAACGTTATGAAACTATGGCTTCTAAATTAAAAGTATTAAAAAATAACTTTGTTGCTTTTGGTATTTCGCTTGGAGATGCAATAGCACCAATGGTAATTAAATTAGCAGAAGGCTTAACAGGTATTTTAAAAAGTATGACTAATATGTCTAATGGTATGAAGATAACAATAGCTGTTGTTGGATCCTTAGTTGCAGCAATAGGACCTGTACTTTTTGTTTTTGGTGCATTTATAAGTGTTATGGGAAGTGCAATGACAACATTAGGTCCTCTATTAATAGGTATATCAAAAGCTGGCGGATTAATGGCGTTTTTATCTAGTAAAGTTGCTACAGCTGTTAGGATGTTTCCAGCATTAGGAACTGCGATAAGCTTTGCAGGTGGTCCTTTATTATGGATTGTCGGAGGTTTAACAGCTTTAGGTATTGGATTTACTGTAGCATATAAAAAATCAGAAACATTTAGAAATATTGTTAATAAAGCAGTTTCTGGTGTAATGAATACTTTTAAAGCAGCAAAGATTGCACTTCAAGGATTCTTCCAACTATTCAAAGGAAATGGCCAAGACGGTGTTATCACACTATCAAAAATATTGCCACCTAACGTTGTTGTAGGACTGACTAATTTTGCAACTACTGTTAAGAGAGTATTCTTCCAAGTTATCAATGCTATTAAAGCATTTGGATTACAAATTGGACAACAACTTTCTACTTTTTGGAAAAAGAATGGAGCAGAAATCACACAAGCCGTTAGAAATATTGGGAATGTAATTTCAACAGTTTTCAAATTTATATGGGGTAATATAATCCAACCAATTATGACCCTCATTTGGAATTTGATGAAATTATTATGGCCAGCCATAAAAGCATTAATTGTTAGTGTATGGAATAACATAAAAGGTGTAATTCAAGGTGCTTTAAATATCATACTAGGAACAATCAAGATATTTAGCAGTTTGTTAACTGGAAATTGGAAAGGCGCTTGGAATGGATTAGTTCAAGTTCTAAAAGGTGTAGTTCAATTAATTTGGAATTTAGTACAACTTTGGTTTGTTGGGAAAATAGTTAAAGTAGCCAAACTTGGAATGTCCTTATTAAAAGGTGTATTCACAAAAGGTTGGAATTTTATAAAAAACTTCATAGGTAAAACTGCCCAATCTATTTGGAATTCGGTTAAACAGAAGTTTTCAGGTCTTAATAAATCCATAAAGGCAATTGTCACTTCTATTAAGAAATGGCTTTCTACTACATGGACATCTATTAAAAAGTCAGTAGTTAATCAAGCACAAAGCTTATGGAGTGGAGTTAAGTCTAGATTTAGCAGTTTATGGAAATCAACAAAATCTATATTCACTACTTTGAAAAATTGGACACAAAAAACTTGGTTAAACTTGAAAAAATCAGTTGTAAAAACTGTTCAAAATTTATATACAAGCGTTAAAACTAAATTTAATAACCTGTGGAAATCAACTAAGCAAATTTTCAGTAATTTAAGAAAATGGACTGTTAATACATGGAATAAATTAAAAAACTCTATTGTAAAAAAAGCACAGGATACTTGGAATGGTGTTAAAGCGAAATTTACTAGTTTAGCTAAATCTACAAGAACTATATTTACTAATCTGAAAAATTGGGTCACAAACAAATGGAAGAGTATAAAAAATAGTGTTACTAATTTAGCTAATGGAGCTAGAGACAATGTAGTTAATGGCTTTAAATCCATGTATAACAAAGGAAAGTCTTGGCTGAATAAACTTAAGAACTTTATTGGAGATTCTAAAGAGGCGTTTAAGAAAAAAGCAGCAAGTCTTGGTAAAGCTGCAGCTAATGGAGCTATATCAGGGTTAAATAAAATGATAGGTGGAATCAATAAGATTTCAAAAGCTATCACAGATAAGAATCTAATTAAAAAAATACCTAAACTTTCTACTGGTACAAGTGGAGCAATAAAGTCACCAACTGCTGCAATTGTTAACGATAAAGGTCCTGGAAATGGATCTGGTCCAAAAGGGCATCAAGAATTAATTGCAAGACGTGATGGTTCCTTACATGCACCAATTGGTCGAAATGTATTAGTTGGTTTAGGTAAAGGTGACTCTGTAATAAATGGCCGACATACTCAACAACTTGTGAGAACAGGTGTTATTCCACAATTTCATGGAGGTAAGAATTCAGAAAAAGAGAAAGATAATATACTAAGTCAGGCTAAAGATTGGGCTGGAGATAAAGCAGGAAAGTTTGGCGCAGATGTAAGGGATACAGCTCATTCAGCAGTTGATAAAAGTAAGAAAACTGTCAAAGCAGGTGTAAGTGCTGCGAAAAAAGGCGCTTCTTATCTAGGGGACAAAATTGGTGACGTTTGGGATTATGTTAAAAACCCTAAAAAACTAATTGATAAAATGCTAGGTAGTATTAACTTTGGAGGCGCTAAAGCTAATGCTACTATGCGCATGGCAGGTGGAGCTTTTAATAAGCTTAAAAAGTCTTTAGTAGGTAAAGTTAAGTCGTGGTTTGAAGAAGCTGAAGGTGGAGACGGTGATGCATCTTGGTTATTTAAACATGATATTTGGCAGAAATTCGGAGCTTATACTGGAGGTTTATCTTTTAATGGTGGTAAACACTACGGAATGGACTTTGGGATGACTCCAGGTACGCCGGTTTATGCTGTTAAAGGCGGTAAAGCTAAAGTATTTAGTGATTACGGTGGGGGTAAATCTGTACAAATAAAAACTGGTGCAAATGAATGGAACTGGTATATGCATTTATCTAAGCAACTTGCTAAAACAGGTCAAATGGTAAGTGCGGGTCAAAAGATAGCTTTATCAGGAAATTCGGGAGCTTATACTAAAGGCTCAGGGCACTTACATTTCCAATTGATGAGAGGTAGTCATCCAGGAAATGATACTGCTGTTAACCCTGAAAAATGGCTGAAGAATTTAAAAGGTGGAAGTAATAAAGCTGCAAGTAAATGGGCACCAGATATAAAAAGAGCTGCAAAGCGTATGAAAGTTAATCTTTCTAATTCTGAATTGAAAGGGATTATTGCACAGATTCAACGTGAGTCAAATGGTAACGCAGGTGTAACACAAGGTAACATTGGCGATATTAACAATTTATTAGGCACACCAGCAAAAGGTTTACTACAATACGTGCCTTCTACATTCAAAGCATATGCAGTTAAAGGGCATAATAATATCAAATCTGGTTACGACCAATTATTAGCTTTCTTTAACAATAGCAACTGGCGTAAAGACTTGCCTTACGGTAAATCTGGATGGGGACCAAGTGGTTCAAGAAGGTTTGCAACTGGAGGTAAAGTCTGGAATGGATTCTATCATTTAGGTGAAGAAGGCTATCCAGAATGGATTATCCCCTCAGACCCTAGCAGAAGTAATGATGCATGGAAACTTTTAGCATTAGCAGCCAATGACCTTGAAAAAAGTTCACCTAAAAGTAAGAGACCAAATAATTTACCAAACCCTACAAATAGTTCTTCTGGAGGTAATTCAAGTTTAGAACAAAAATTTGATGCGTTACTTAGTTTGGTTTCTAAATTAGTATCAACTAACGAAGAAATAGCAAATAAAGATTATGAACCTGTTATTGATAAGTATTCGCTTGAAAATGAAGTTTTTAAATTGATTGAGAAATACGAACGCACTAAAAAGAGAAAAGGTAGATATAATCCAGCGACTTAATAGGAGGTGTGTAGATGCTTGATACAATTTTAGTGAACAATAAAAAGATTGACTGGCTAGTTGTAGAAAGAGGGTTTAAAATACCCTCTTTTAATTTTGCAACTGAAAGAGAAAAAGTGAATGGCCGTCCAGGTAGTGTTAGGAAATCAAGAAACATTGATGAATTAGAATTTGAACTACCTTTAATAGTTCGAAATGACTATTTGTCACCTGGTGGTAAGAAAAAGCACGATGAAATATTAAACGAATTAGTAAAGTTTTTTAATTTTGAAGAAGAAGTTGAATTAAGGTTCAAATCACAGACATGGTACTGGAAAGCAACGATAGATGGACCAATAGAACTTCCAAAAAATCCTAAGGAATTTATTAACTTTTCTATAAACGTTATATTGACTGATCCATTTAAATATTCAACGAATGAATATACAAATACTGCAATATCTGATGAGGTTTCTATTGTGAATAAAGGAACTGCAGATACACCTGTCATCATTGAAGCTAGAGCTTTGAAAGATAGTACCAATTTCTTAATCGCAAAAGGTAAGAATGGTGTTGCAGAAGATTATTTTATGATTGGTAAATCAGAAGATGCGAACAAAGTTAATAAAGATGAAGAACCTTTTTTATTTAATGATGAATTTCACACTGGAATTGGCAATTGGGCTTATGTCGCAGCTAACACGACATTTGGCAATAAGTTAGATGGTGGAGATGCAAATGGTGGACGATTTGGTGTTTCAGATTTAAAAGAAAGTATCTATCCTACAAACTATGGAACGACCGTTGCGACAAACTGGCACGGTGCAGCTGTTTATAAATCTTTAGGCAAGAGCATTGGAGATTTTAGAATTAAATTTAAAGTGCTAGTACGGCATCATGCATCAACTGGACCAGGGAAAGGTTTCACCTATATTTTAGATGAAAACAATCGAACCTTATTTAGTATTGGATATGTTAATACATCAACCAGTCGTAATTTCGGCCAAATTATCGTATATGCCTATAATGAGCATGGAGAGGCGAAACGTATCTATGCTAGAGAAACGCCATTTAAATATTTGAAAATAGATAATATGCATGTCTTTATGACTATAGAAAGACAAGGGCAAGAGATTTATATAGAAACTTGTAAGTATGATTATGCAAAAGATAGAGGTCGTAAAAAACCTTTAGACAAACATTCTAAAACGTATAGAGATAGTGGTAATTTCTATCAGAGAAAGGCTAGAATTGCTCAGATGTATGTTGGGAAGTCTGCTAAATATGATAAAAGACTATACGTAAATATTCTTGGTTATTCTATACAAGAACTACTGCCAAAGCAATCTGATGTAACACCTATTGTAATTAGAAAAGGTGATTTAATCGTCATCGATACAGGGCAAAATCTCGTTACACTCAATGATGAAAGTGCTTTGAAATTGAAAGATTTTGGTTCTAATTACTTTAATGTAGATAGTGGTGTGTCAGAGTTAATCATCGACCCGCCTGGTATTTTTGATACTAAGGTGATATGGCGTGATAGATATCACTAGAAAGGAGGTGGCAGATTGATACATGTATTAAATTTTAATAGTGAGATTATTGATTTCATTAGAAAAGATGATTTAGCAGTAATACGTGCAGAGTATACACGGAGTAAAGAAGATAAAAGTGAAATGTTAAACATCACACTTCTTTCTGAGCGTGCTGAACATTTTAAAGAGCGTAATCGTGTCATCATACAGGATAAAACCAATGCTTATCGAGAGTTTATTATTAATCGAATTGAAGAAGAAGGTAAGTATTTAGAAATTGAATGTGATGCATCTTATGTCGAAGATATCGGAAAAGCTAAGCCAATACCTGCAGGTAAATTCACCAAAATGACAGTGAATGAAGCATTATCAGAAACTTTAAGAGATTCTGGTTGGGAAGAAGGTTTATGTGAATATGGTGGTATTAAATCCATGTCATGGACATCTGTTAGAACACCACATGAAATGATTAGTCAGTTAACCACAACTTATAAATTAGAGCCAGATTATGAGATAGAAATAGAAGGCAATGAAGTCGTTAAAAGAAAAGTGAATATGTTACAACCTAAACCTTTATTTGAAGGTAAAGAGATTGTATATGGTAAAGATTTAATTTCTATGAAACGTACTGTTGATATGTCAGAAGTTAAAACTGCATTATATGCAGAAGGTCCAGAAAAAGAAGATGGATCCAGAATAAGTGTGGCTATAGTGGATAAAGATGCGCAAGAACAATTTGGTTTGCCAGAACGTTATCTTTGGGGATTTTATGAACCTGAATCTGATGATCAAAACATGACACTTGAGAGATTGACAACACTCACAAAAACAGAACTAAATAAGCGTAAGTCCTCAGCTCTTAGTTATGAGATTGAAGCATTTGATTTAGAGAAAGAATATCCCCACGAAATAATAAGATTCGGTGACATTGTAAGAATTAAGAACCCAGATTATACACCTAGTTTGTATGCAGAAAGTGAAGTAATTGGTTTCACACATGAATTAATATCAGACGAATTAACATGGAATTTTGGCAATATTGTTGAATACAAAGAAGACGATTTACTTAAATACTTCAGAAGTCGATTGGAAGACTTAGAGAAGAAAATGAATAATGATATCAATAATATTGAAACGATTATTACTGATCGTATTGATGATGAAGTTGAACGTCTTCAAAGAAAGTTACATCGTGGGGCAACTCCGCCTGATAATCCTGAAGAAGGTGATTTTTGGTTCGATACTTCAAATCCAAATGTAGCTGTTTTAAGAGAGTTTGTAAATGGCGAATGGAAACATGCTTCGGCACATGATGTGGAGCAAATCGGTGGTTTAAGTAGAGAAGTCATTATCTATAGACAAGTATTAGAAGCTACACATTCAATGAGTGCTGAACTTGCTAATCAGATGGAAAGAACTAATGTTGCGTTAAATTCTGAGTATTTAGTTGATATAGATGTTAAAGATAAATTACAAAAAGCTTTAAGTGATATGTTGGCAAGATTACAAGTAGTTGTTGATTATAGTGATAGCATGACTGAAGAAACAGCTACCATTGGTAGACTAATGGAATGGCAAAGCGCATTAGTAGACTTGAGAAATGACTTTTATTATCTAATCGTGGCGCTAATCGAAGCAGAGAAAGCTATTCAAGAACGTTTGAAATACTTACAATCACAATACACAGAAGAAAAATTCAATGAAGCCATGCAAAATGTAGCTGATAAGTTTGGGTTTGAATATACAGAAGATGGTTTTCTTGTTGGAGATGGTTCTTTAATCAGCGGTGCAATTCAAGCATTACGTGAAGACACTGAAGAACAATTTAAGCAAGTGGTGAAAAGTGTTGATTATGAAACTGATAAGGAAGGTATTATCGAACGTTTAAATGGTGCTGATAGTGCAAGAGAACAATTAGATAAATTGATAAAAGACCGTGTAACTTTGACCGAATACAACAAGATGAAAATAGGTACTGAAAACTTATTATTAAATAGTTTGTATCAAGATAAAGCCACAAGTAGTTCTTTAACACATGCTTTTTTTAGATATTACTTAACCACGCCTTTAAAAGTGGGTAAAACTTATACATTTACTTGTAACTTTAATACAACAGACACTAATCAAAGTGGTCGAACTTCTGTCAGAGGATACTCACCAGACAATGGCTTGATAGATGTTGATATCGTTGAAGGTAAAATCAAAGTAACGTTTGTTGCTAAAGTAGCAAGTACTACTTTCTTAGTTTATAAAGATGTTGCAGGCACTTCAGCACATACATTAAACGTAAATGTTACTAATGCATTGTTAGTTGAAGGTGATAAAGCAGGTGATTACGCACAAGCACCAAAAGAACAAGAGAAACGTCTGCATACAATGGAAACGAGTATTGAACAAAATGGTAAGGATATCAAACTCAAAGCTAGTGAAGAAGAATTTAATAAAACTAAACAAACCTTATCTAAGATAGCAACTGAAATCCTGATGAACACAACAACGGGTGTCACTATTTCTTATGATGACAATGGCAATGTTAATGATGTAAATGTTGGACCAGAAGGCGTTAAAATCAACACTGATGTTTTCGAAATCAACGATGGAGATGTCATTGTTAAAGATGGTGTCACAACAATTAAAGAAGCTTATATTAATAAGTTATTTTCTAATAAAGCGACCATTGATTACTTAAACAGTGTAGATATAACGGCCAAACGTATTCAAGCAGTTGATAATAAAGCGACTGTTAACATCGAAAATGGTGTCATAACGATGAATCGCATCGATGGCCATAAACTGGATATTGGAATTAATGGAATCGCCATGACAAATCCAAATGGATCTACACGATTTAGTATGGATAGGCTTTTAGTGACAAGTGCAGCATTAGGTACTTCTAATTCCAATGTGTATTTAGCAGCTCAACAAGGCTTTGAAGTTCGAGCAGTTGATATTACACAAATACCAAGTGATGGTGCTTGGGATAGCTATCGTTATGTACCTGTAAGAGCATTAGCATTTGTAGGTAATAAACTTATGACAAATGGCGGTACTAATCTTTACTTGGGCAGTGATGCAGAAGTACGTGTGACATCTCGTGGTGGATATAATGGTACAGATACGATTTATAGAGATGTTAGAGCATTAGGTTTTTATGGTAATTATTTAGATTCAAACTATGTCACAGCGGGCCAAAATATTTATATTCGACCTGACAGAGGCTCAGAGGTGAGATTTACTGTTAGAGGTACGACAGATAGCTATGTTGATATAAGAGGTGGTACGGGTTGGTTAGCCTCAGTATCTCATCGAAATCCAAACGCTCGTTTTTATATCGGAAGTGATAATGGCGTTAGAATCACTGGGCGTTCTTTATACAATGGTGGTGACGTTATATGGAGAAACTTAGCTGCCAACGGGTTATATGCAAACTTCTTAGATGTTAATCCAAATACAAATGCGACTAATTTATATTTAAGAGGTAAAAATGAAATACGTATCACAAAAAATGGCACAACAGATTCATATATACCTATTAGAGCAGCAAGTGCTACGTGGACTTCTTCAGAACAATATAAGTATGATATTGAGGACTGGAACGTTGAAGTATTAGACCATCTTGTGAATCGTATTAAGTTATATAGTTATAAATTAAAAGCTGAGAAAGATAATGAAATAGAACGTGTTAGACATGGTGTGATTTTGGAAAGGGAAACACCTGACGAATGGAAAAACGGAGACGGAGTTGACTCATACGAAATGACAGCATGGTCAATCAAAGCAATGCAAGAATTGGCAATAAAAGTTAGAAAATTAGAAGAAAGAGTAGGGATATAATTATGAATGAACAAAACATACAGGCAAATCCACAGATTGTTATAAGTAATCTAGTACAGGAGAATTCAAGATTAACACATGAGAATGCGGTATTAAAAGCTATTATCCAAGAACAGAATAGTCAACAAGAACAGGAAGAGCCTACTCAAAGTGAGTAAGGCTATTTTTTATAATTAAATTTAAGGAGTGGTTTGAATGGAAATGACAATTACACAGTATTTTTTAGTAGAAAGAGACGAAACAGGTAAGGAAACATGTTTAGTAAAAAATTATGGTAGTGGATTTAACCGAGGTGCTACACCTCAATCAGCACATAAGTTTAAGTCAGAAGAAGATGCCAAAACAGCATGTAAAGCACAAAATATGTTAGCTGAGTTATTTGGCACTAATTTTAAAACATATTATGTGGCTGAACAAATTGAGCGTTCTAAACATAATCCTGATGGAACAGACTATATTGAACCAACACCTAGTACAGAAGAAGATATTCAAGAAAGCATTTCTGAATTAAGTGCACAAAACCAAGGTATTGATTAAGTTCAATGCCTTTTTATTATAGATAAATAAACAATGGAAGGTGGTGCCACAGTGATAGACAAAATGCGTTCGGAGGATTTAAAAGACCCAACTAAACTACACTTAGTTTTATCTGAACAAGATGACAGATTAGAAAAAGTAGAAAAGAGTATCTATGATGATGATCGGGGATTAAGAACCACAGTGAAATTAATGGCTGGCGAACATAACAAGTTGAAAGAAAAAGTTAGAAAAAGAGAAGAGAAAGACAGAAAAATGTTAGAGGCACAAAGTGATTTTAGGAAGTTTATTAAAAATACGGTAATAGGTGGCGTTTTAACAACATCTGTTGGTGCTGTGGTAGCTTTTGTTTTAAAAGCGCTCGGTTTAATGTGAGGTGATAAAAATGAATATAAAAATAAGTAGCGTACGCAGGATTTCTCTTTTCTATCTTTTTTACTTTGTATTCACATTACATCTTTCACCCGATTTATTCGATAATGAAAAATCAGATTTATATAAATCATTATTAAGGCTTGTACCAAGTCAAAGTGCATGGGTAACAGTGGGTAGTGTCATCATTGCTTTAGATCTGTTATCTATGTTCTTTAAACACTATTATTCAGCTATTTTAATGAATTTCATATATGGTTTATTTTTCATGATGATTTGTTTTACCTATATTATGGTTTATCCAAATATTGGCGCAGGTATATTTTTAGCGGTAAGCTTAACGAATTTTCATGAAATATTTAAAGATAGTAATAAATACGAAGATATAAAAGCAGAAAGACTTAAACAAAAAATTAATGGAGAGGAAGAAACGAAATGAATCATTTCTTAGGTATTAACTGGAAAGTAAGAGCAAGCAATCCACACTTTTGGTTTAAGATATTTTTATCAATCGCAGTACCAATAGGGACATATTTCGGTGTAACAGGTAAGGACATCACAAGTTGGGGTGTCCTTTTTAATTTGGTTGGCCAAGCAATATCTAATCCATATGTTATCGCAATGGTAGTAGTATCGGTTTATAACTCGATTATAGATGATACAAGCAAAGGCTTAACAGATTCTCAAATCGCAAGACAATATAAACAACCTAATAAAGTAAAACCTAAGTCGGCTAAATAGTCGGCTTTTTATTATGACTTGGTTATGACAGTGCAGATATAGCCAAGAATAAAATTAAAGGAGAGATTTATAATGAAAGATATTTATTCAAAACACATTCAAGGTAGTAAATTAACAGGTAAAAAAGCAAGTATTGCAGGTATTGTTATTCACAATGATTATGGTTCAATGACACCTAATCAGTATTTACCATGGTTATATACAAGAGAACAAAATGGAACACATGTTAATGGGTGGGCTTCAGTTTATGTAAACAAAGATGAAACACTTTGGTATCACCCAACAGATTATGTAGAATGGCATTGTGGTAATAACTGGGCTAACAGTAATCTGATCGGGTTCGAAGTTTGTCAATCACATCCAGCAGCAGGTTTAACAGATGCCCAGTTCAAATTAAATGAAGAGGCAACATTTAAAGTAGCAGCAGCTGTCATGAAGTCTTATGGCTTACCAGTCAATCGCACAACAGTTAATCTTCATAGACAGTATTTTGGCACATCTTGTCCTCATCGTTCGTGGGATATGCATGTTGGGAAAAATGCACCAGATACATTAGCTAATAGAAATAAGTTAAAAGATTACTTTATTTCTCGTATTAAACATTATTACAACGGTGGTAAAAAAACAACATGGAAATGGTCTGGTAAAGCAACAGCTAAAAAAGGTGTATCACCAATCGCAGCTAAGAAAAAACCAGGTTTAAACAAACCGGCATTAGCACCACCAAATAACATCTTAGCTGGTCAATATATTAACTTCTTCTCGGTTACTAAAAAGGATAAATATTGGTGGGCAGAGTTTGAATATCCAACTAACCCTAAAGCTGGACGATTCTATTGTGCATTGGGGCCTATTACACACAAAGATGAGAAGTTAGAAAAAGAAACCAAATTATGGTTTGACTTGAAGATTACAAGTAAAAAGTAGTATTATATGTTTACCCTATTTAGTTTAACCGCTAGGTAGTTCATACACACAAACCCCACTTTTTATTTGTAGAGTGGGGTTATTTTTTTATTATTTAATTTGTTTTGCAAGATAATTAATCGGGTATTTCTATCTTGTATCTATTATTAATACGAGATTAATTGAAGGGAATAAGTTTTATGAAAGAAATTAACTATCAAGATTTAAGCGATGATTTATTGTATGTTTCTATATTGTTAAATGAAAAATTAAATGGAGACTTCAACAATGATGTAGAAATAGCGATATTAGAAGAATGTATTACTAAATTAAAAAGTACTACCATACAAAGTCCTGATTTTAAAACAGAAGTGTGA